CATCAACCCCGCTGATGTACTCTTTTGCGATTGCGGAACGAATGGCAACGTCACCGAAAATCAAATCACATCATCCTTTCTTTTGAAAAACACGAACGATCTTGTTTCCCTTGCCGGGTTGCCGCTTCGCTGCCGTTTCCAGATCAAGCAACTTGCAGATTGCGCGGGAAAACTCAATCTTGGACATGGGTTTCAAGTTGTTCTGAATGCAAAATTCCTGATATTTACTGTACACTTGGGACGTGGGTTCATTCTCAATCGAATAGCCATCTTCCGCGCATTCCCGGTTGAATGACAGAATGGGATTGTTGGATTCTTCGTATTCGTCCAATTCCTTTTGAACCTTTTCGGAATTGGTGAACGCTCTTGCGGCCAGAACCCGCTTCAATCCGGCAATGCCCAGCCGAATCAGGTATTCCGTGGAATCCTGCGTTTTCAGCTTGTCCCCGATGAACGGCACGAAGTCCGGGTCAGTTTTTGAAAATTTGGCCCCAAATGGAATGATGATCAAGCGCCGTTTGATTGCTTCCCAATCCCGGCCTTTGCCCATGCGCGGAATGTTGTTCGCGGAAAAGAACATTTTGCAGAACGGTTCAAACTCAAACTTCGGAAGTCCTTTCTGTTCTGCGTCAATGCTTTCACCTGTGACGATCTTCTTGAACACGGACGTATCAACCAAGAATTCATCCGAAATATCATCACCGATGTTCGCCAGCTTGCCATATAACATGACCGTGGAAAATCGGTCTGACAGTTTCTTCAAGTCAAGGGATGAAACGTTGCTGTGACCCAACATATTTTTCAGCATGTTCAGGAACGTGGATTTTCCGTTGCTGCCCGTCCCTGTCAGAATGAACGCCTTGCCAAGTTCGTTGCGCTTGAACAGGCAATAGCCCGCCGATTCTTCCAGCAAGGCCCGGATTGCCGGGTCATTACAGGCAATCTTGTTCAGGGTCTTGTCTGTCAGATCATCAAAGGCTTCAGGGTTGTAATCCCACGGAATGCGGTTCGTGACCACCAAATCCGGGGACGGGGGAACAAAGGAATCATCCCGGACGTTCAGAACGCCGTTCCGAAATGCTATCCAATGGGACGGGGCGGGCGGGGTGTTGTCCCTGATCAGAATTTCCAGATATTTCAGCACTTCGTTTCTGTGAACCGCTTTCAAATCAGGAATAACCTGAATCATGGCTGATTCAATGTCCGAATAGCCGGGGGAATAAATGCCGTCATTGTATATGTGAAGCTGATTGTTCACCCGGCAGATGTGGAAATTGTTTTTCAGGTACACCGCGAACCGATCAAACAAGAATGTTTGACCCCGAAAGAACACGGGCTTCTTGAATGCGTCATCCCGAAGAATGGTTTCAATCTCCTGTTCGGAAAGGGGGTCAGGCAGGATGTAATCATTGATTAACCTGATACATTCCCGGCATTCCTCCACAGAAAAATCATTGGCCTGAAGGGTCAGAATGTAGTTATACAAGGATTGGTTGCGCCCGTCCCCGGCCTTCATCTTCAGGAATTCCGCGCTTGCCTTGACTGGAAACAGCCATTTGGGGATTTCCTGATATTCCTGCCCGTCCTCAATATCCCATTCAATGAATCGTTCTTTCCCGTTGAACTTCAAAACCTCATAGGAATTTGAAAAACCCACCTTTATATCAGCGGTCAAGCCGATTGCAAGGGTGGAATGGGTGGAACATTTGGGAATCTTGGTGTTCGTGAACAGGAAATGCTTTCCCCGTGTGGTCTGATAGACCCGGCAATTCAGTTGAAGGGCTTCAACAATTTTCATCAGGATTTCAGCCTGTTCAGCGTCATCCAGATCAACCAGAATGGTGTTCGTTGCCAGAATGCCCGCATATTCGGGCAAGTCGGCCACATCGTCCAGCCCTTTCAAGTCTGTCCTGTCCTTGTATTTTTCAAGGCAATGTTTGTTCTTGGTTGGAACATAGCCCCGGAAAAACTGATATTCAGCCACAACTATTCTTGACCCCCTTTCTGATAGCACGTCCACGAATCATAGAACGCGCCCTTTCTTTTGAACTTCCATTGTCCGGGGCTTGGAACCAGAAATTGCTTCCCACAAACGGGGCAGATTCGCACCCATGACTTCAGGATTTCTTTTTTTTGTCCATCCATCAAATCACCCCGAAATCCTTCAGGCGTTTTCGCGCAAGATTGATATACCATTGTTTATCCAGATGGGGCGGGCATTTCACGCCGTTCACCGCATCGTTCCAGATAAAGCAATGATCAGGGGAATTTGAAATCTTTTCCGGGAACCCCGTTCGCCCGCTGATTTTGAACACGCCCCCGGCCTTGGGGTCAAGTGACGCGAAAATCCGAATACACTTTTCCTTGATGGGCTTGCCCGGTATGTCATAGACCACCTTCACGCCGCCGTTCCCGTCAGGTTCCTTGTGGTATCGCGCCCCGTACAGAATGCCCGTATACTTGCCCGAAATCTTTGAAACAAGCTGAAATTCTTTCAGATCATCACAGCCAAGAATGGTTTCTTCCACGGGAACATCCTTGACCATGTAATTGACCAAGGCCGTGTTCAGGATGGGCAAATCATAATCCAGCGGGTTCAGCTTTTTCACATAGGCCCCTTTGGACTTCCAGCGGGGTTTCCCCTTCGCGTCATATAGATCACCGTGGGGAACCACAATGTAATTGTTCACGTCCTTCTGATACACTTTCCGATATTCGTCAAATTCCAGCTTCAGCCCGGTTCGGGTTTCCCACTCATAGCAAATATCGTCAATGCGTTCATAGGATTCATCGGAACCATCCGGCAATTTCACAAGAACGCCGTCTGTGTTCGATTGGATAATCTGACAATAGGGTTCAAGGCGTTCCATCAGGTCAACCAACAGTAATTGACCGTAAACGCAAACCCTGTTTGCCTGAAGGGGGTCGAACAAGGCGTTGTTCGGGTCTTTCATCACGCCATAGGTGGAATTCAGAACCAGCTTCAAAGGAAGCTGAAGGGGGTTCTTTTCGGCCTTGTATTTCAGGCGGGTGTGATAGATTTCTGTGAACTTTGACGGGTCAGGGATGTTCCGGGAATGCAGGTTGTAAACGATCATCAAAGACGGGTACAGGGAAGCAACGTCCATGTTCAGGAAATAGCCTTCGCCCGAATACTTTTCAAGCGCCCCATGAACACCGCCCCAACCGAATTGATGTGGAACCCCGGCAATCATGGTTTCAAGCTGCATTTTGTTCCCGTTGTCATCGTAATAGCGCCGATTGGCCGGGTTGCTGTACCATTCCACCACCTGCCGATATTTCCGAATGCACATAGAAGGCGGGAAATCAATGTCAAATTCGTCATTGTGGGATTGCTGCCTTGCACCCAGAATGATTGCGGACAGTTGGGGCTTGGTCTTGCTGATCAGGGACAAATCCAGCGGGCCACCCTCACAGGCCAGTTTCACAAGGCCCATGTGGGCTTCGAAATCCTCCCGCCGCCGAAGGAACACTTCAACGGTTTGTTGCACGTCATGGCGGCAATATTTCACCGTTTCCTGAATTTCCTGTTCGGTCAGCTTGCGGGGAATGTCGAAGGGAACGGACGTTTCCCGAATGTCATTTCCCATGAACCCTTCAAAGGATTTCAACCCCCGATCTGTGTTGTTCATCACATCATAGTTGTTCAAGGGAACGCCCCTGAACATTGAACTGAACTTCCAGCCGGGATTCCCACGAACGATGATGTAATCATTGATCTTCTTGGGGTCGAACCCGCAAAGAATCCCCTTCAGGATGTACTGATCATAATGACGGGAATTGAACCCCACCCAAATATCACGCACGTTTTCATCATACAGGGCCTTCAGCTTGTCCGGGTCATTGATAATAACGTGTTCCTTCTTGCGGGTCATGTCCATCACCACAACCAGCCAATCATATTGAAAAACTTCAAAGTCATAGAACAACAATCGGGTTCACCGTCCTTTCCGTCAGAATCAGGGCCGGGGTGGGACGTGAATTCCCACCCCGGCAGGGTCATTTAATCCTCAACTTCGAAAACCTCTTCGATTTCAAAGACCGGGTAACCCTTGGAATTGTGGGTATAGTTCAGCGCGTATTCCAGCCACTTGTCAAGGCGTTCGGCAACGTCCATCAGCAATTCCCCATACTGACGATAGGACTGGAATTCGATTTCCACGCCCGAATCCAGCGAACGAAGGAATTCGTTGAACGTGTGAACCTGAAACGCCTGTTCCAAAACCTGATTGTAGAAAATGCGGGAACCCTTGTAATCCCCGGCCAGCACCTTGAACCAGACCGTCCCCATCGGCTTGCCGCCCTTGCTGGAAACCAATTCCAGCTTGTCCACGGCCACTTCATACTTGCCATCGGGAACTTCCTTGTACACGGGGGAATCAGCGGAATTTTTCACATCTTCCGCAAGGGCCTTGGTGTCAATCGCGTTGTCGAACTGATCCCAGATGTTAGCGTTCTGATTGTTTGCCATTGTGTTTTCCTCACTTTCAAATGTTCATTGAATTGTTCAATATGGAACGGGGCGGGTTTGATGTTCCCGCCCCGGAATCAAGGGAATGGATTATTCAGCCGTGCGCCGCTTGCGCACCCGAACCTTGGGCTTGTCGGCGGCAGGGGGTTCAGCTTCACCCGTGTTGGGTTCAACGGGGGTTCCACCGCCCGCCATTTCCTTTGCGTCAGCATCGGCCTTTTCTTCGGCCTTGACCGCATCGGCAAGGGCTTCTTCGGCTTTCTGCTCTTCGGGGGTTGCGCCCACAATCGCGCCCGTGCCTTTGTCCACAGCGGCAACTTCGGCCTTGGGTTCGGGGGCGGGCGCTGCCGGGGCGGGCTTTTCTGCCGCACTCTGACGGTCAGACAGGGCTTTCTTCGCGTTGGCGTTGGCTTCGTTGTACACGGCCACAAAAGCATCATATTCAAGCGGTATTTCCCTTTCCTTGATGGTCAAACGCCCGCCGCCGAAGATGTTTTCCGTGGACTTGAAAGAAAGGTTCCTGTCATCCCCGTTGGCCGTGACCCGCGCCACAATGTCAACCATGCCCGCCAGCTTGTTTGCAATCTTTTCCTGAATGTTCGGCTTGATTGCGGTCACCTTGTCCCCGGTCTTTTTGGTCAAGTCGCGGGATGTATCCTCATGGGAAATCAGGACAATATTTTCATAGTCCAGATTGGTCAAGCGCCGAATCACGGAAAGGAATTCCGTTCGCACCTTGTCCCATGCCCGGTATGAATCATCAGATTCGTGGGTGATTCCAAGCTGATTGTACATGAACAGGCGGCAAGCCTCATATACATCTTCGGTCAAGTCAACAATGATGGTCTTGAATTCGTTCTGCTTCTTTTCAAGTTCGCTGATCACGTCCTTGAAAATGGCCCACGCGAAGGTTCGGTTGGTCAAGCGCCCGTTGACTTCCACCTTGTCCTTGATGGGGATATACGGGGCATCCACGAACTTGATATTGCCGTCCGTGTTCAGCATCAGGGGATTGGGGAACTGATTGGCAAACCACGTTTTGCCGCTGAATGGCGCACCGTACAGCCAAATCACGCGCTTGGTCACGGCATTCAGATCACGCCGGGAAACACTCGGAAGATTGATCATGTAATCATTTCCTTTCTGACAATAGTCTTTGAATTCACAGAAGTTGCACAAGAAAGATTCTTGTTTCGGAAAATCGCGGGCTTCCAGAACCCGCTTCACACCGGAATAAAACCCGATCACCTTTCCGGGGTCATACTCCACAGGCAAGAATTTCAGTTCCTTTTTTGAAAGTTCACTTTCAATTCTGCGCCTGTATTCCTGAAGGCTTTCAGTCTTGTCCTGCTTGATTGTCACCTTCGGAACGATGATGTAAGTCAAGTTTCGGATTTTCTTTCCGGGATTCAGCTTTTCAAACCAATACTTGTAAAGGTGAAGCTGTTCTGATTCCTGATACCGGGAACCGCTGTTTGACGTGTATTTGTAATCATACAAGTCATAAACGCCGGGAACCGGGGATTCGTGAAACCCCGTGACCGGGGCAATCAGATCAATGAACCCGATGAAATCAGAATCAGCAAGCATCAGTTCCGCTTCCCCTGCCGGAATTGCTGCCCGAACACGGGGAATCCACCATTCAAGTTTGATTTGTTCGTTTATATGGGCATCCGTAATCACGGGATAGGCCGTCAGGTATTCGTTGACCCCCGCTTCAACCCCTTGTTCAATCCCGGTATGCAGGGCATGGCCCAGAATCAAGGGGTCTGCCGGGTCATCTGACGGCAGGGTTCGCCATCCGTCAATATATCGCAACCGATATTTGAAGGGACAGCTTTCAAAGCATTCAAGGCGGGAATGGCTAAATTGCACTTTATCACCCCTTTCACAATCCCCTTGAACTGTTCAAATCCACGGGGATATAAAACCATAGCGATTGACCCCGCCCCGTTAATCTGCCGAATGTTGTGTTTCTGAAGTTCCGTGGGCCGTCCGTTCGGGGCCTTCAGTTCCACATCAAGGGAAATCCCATTGACCACCAAATGCAGATCAGGAAGGCCGGATTTACTCAAACCGCCGCCCCAACGCTTTTCATAGTAACCAATCGGGGGAACAGGCATCTTGTCCCCCGGCCAGCCCAGCGGATAGACCCCCAACCCTTCCAACCACCGTTTCACACGGTTTTCAAAAGCCTTTTCTTCAGCCATCTTTTCAGCCTTTCTTTCCACGCCCGAAAAGGCCGCGCTTTTTTTTCTTCGGCTTGCCGTTGACATTGACGGAAATGTATTCCCTCCAATGTTCGGCAAAGTAGGATTTGCCCTTCGGGTTCGCGTCCGTTTTCAGGCGCTTTTTGTTGATGTGGGGAATGCCCAGAACCTTCATGTTGTGGCGGGCAATGGAACGGGCCAGTTCACGCATGATTGATCACTCCTTGACTTCAATTTTGATGTAAGCGGACGTGTTGGAAGTCTTGCTGCATTCGGCGGCAATGGCCGGATACTTCTTCTTGATTGCCGCCGTGTCAATCTTGGTCTGTGTGCTTGCGGCAATATAGGTGACCTTGACAAGATCATTGTCAAAGGACTTGACCCCGAACTGTTCCATAGCTGCCTTCAGCTTTTCCCGCATGTCCTTTTCACGGGCTTCAATGGCTTTCTTCTGAACAGTCAGATTCTTGATGGTCTGCATGATGGGCAAGACCTGTTCTTCTGCCGGGGTCAGCGCCCCACCCTTTTCAACCCGGTTCGGGCATTCCGTGGGCTTGGATTCCTCACAGGCTTCAGGGCAGGTTTCCCGATCACCGCACATGAAACAACAAATCTGTTCGTGGTGAATCGGGCAAAGGTCACAACATACGATCACGGTTCAAACCTCACTTTCTTTGAATAGTTCATCGGTGAAATCACGCCGCTGTTCCAGCGTTTTCAGAACCAGTTCTTCCACGCTGTTCTTGCAGATCAACAGATAGTAAAAACATGGAAGGTTCTGACCGATTCGGTGAATCCGCTTTTTCGATTGTTCAAACAGTTCGGATTTATCGGTCAGCGTGAAATATATGACCTTGTTTGCCTTTTGCAGATTCAACCCCATTGCCCCGGCCTGATACTGAATCAGGGTCACGGAATCGGATTGTTCTTCGTAGGCCGTCAGGTCTTTCACATGGCCGTTCACGAATGACAGCGGACGTTCTGCCGCCTTGACCGCTTCGGTCAGAACGGCAAGTTCAGCGTTGAAATTGTAGAAAACAATCAGGCGTTCGTTTGTGCTGTTCAACAGATCAATGAACGCCTGAACCTTGTGTTGGTTGTAATGGCCGCATAGCTGCCGGGAATACAGGCGTTCCGTCAAAGTGGTGTCCCCGATCAATTCAGAACCGTCCGGGGCAATGACAACCTTGTGTTTGCGGAATTTCCTGTATTGGGGAATTGTTGGGATGTGAACAGTCACGAAGTTCTGTGTGGGCAAGGTGAAACATTCTTCCGTTTTCAGGAAAAACGCCCCGTGTTCCCTCAACTTTGCCTTCAATCGGTCAACGTTGCGGTATGGGTTTTCAGGGTTCACCCGCCGCATGGGAAAACCGTTGATTTCCACCGTTTCCCAATTCACATATTGCCGATTGTACAGGTCATTTGAAATGGGCCAGCCCAGAAGATGAATCTGTGACCACAGGTTTTCATATTTGCCCGAAACCGGGGTTCCTGACAACAGAATCACGTTGGCCGGGTTCATCTTCAGCACGAACTTTGACCGTTTGGCCTTTTCGTTCTGAATCAGGCTGGATTCATCCAACAGAAGGGTGAACCGCTTCAGGGACAACAGTTGATCACGCCGGAACAACAGGTCATAGTTGATCACATAAATGATTTGACCCGCCACCAAGTCCGTGATGAACTTTTCGTCATCGTCAAACCATTCTGTTTTCCATGTGGTCAAGTCAATCACCTGATAGGGATAACAGCCGGATTCCAGATTGCCGGGATAACCATAGAACTTCTTCAGATGATCAACCCAATCTTGAACCTTGCTTTTCTGACACACAACCAGATTGATTCTTGCCCCAAGCTGAACCAGTTTTTCACCGCCCACAAAGGTTTTGCCCAATCCCATATCCCAATAATAGGCAACCCGGTTCAGGGCCTTGGATTGAACAAGGGCTTCGGATTGGTGGGGATATAGCTGCATTCACATTCAGCCCCCCTTCAGTAAACCCGCCCGCTGTACGGATTGGGCGGGGTCTTGCGTCTGCGAACGGCAATGTCCATTACATCTTCCGGCAGGTCAATTTCATAGGCTTGCCAGTTCGTGCCGTAGGTGTTCCAATTATTCGGGGGAATCACGCTGCCCGGTATCAGGGGCCAGAACCAGCGAACTTCACCGTCCTGAAATCGCTTCCAGCCCCACCGCATCAGGGTTGTGACCCGTTCAAACCTGAACGAAACGGCCACAACCATTTCCCCGGAACGCTGTAAATCGGTAACTGTCAGGGGTTCGCCCAAGGCTTTATCCAGTCGGGTGAACCGCTGCCTGAACAGTTTGTTGTCTAACAACATTTGCCGAACCTCCAATTCTATTGAATGTAAACGTGGGAAATCTCTGTCAGTTCAGCCATGAACCGGGTCAGGGCTTCCAGATCAAACATGATCACTTCAACCGCACCGTTCTTGACGGTTACGGTCTTTTCACCCGTGTTCACTTCAT